GGTATAGCTCGCGTCGGCAAAACCTGACAGCACGACGCTCCAAGTGCCTGTGCCCGTGCGCGTGACAGACGTTATGCTCCGCGAAAAAGTGACTGTGGGCGACGTGGCGCCAGTCGTGACGAGCCCCGCTTGCGCCGTGACCGCAAGCGGCGTCCAACTAGGCGTTGTGCCGTTATTCGTCAATGCCTGCTTTGATTTGCTAGTGGACGATGGCACCGCCCGGTTGGCGGCCGACGTCCAGTCTGTACCGTTTGAAATTAAAATATTGTCCGCAGTGCTGGGCGCGACGCCGGTCACGGCGCTTGTGCCGTTGCCGATCAGCACGCTTTTGGACGTCAGCGTCGCCGCGCCCGTACCACCCGCCGCGACGGGGATTGGCGTGGCCATGCTTGTGACCGTGCCGTTGACAATGGTGACGTTGGTCATTGTCGAGCCAAACACCGACCCGTTGTACACGTAGTTGTTAATGAGCTGGAATGTCGTGCCGTCGTATTCGACCCACGTCAGTTTGCCCGCCTGGATGTCGCCCGCCGAGAGTGCCGCGCTGCCGTTCTTGGGGATGCTCTTGGCGGTCAGGCCGTCAATAGACAGCGTTGCTGCACCCGTGTTGCTGTTGGCCGCAACGAAGGTGTAGGTCTGCCCGGCGGCGTACGCCGTCAGCGTCGGCGTGGCGGTCGCGGCAAGGGTGTTGGTGCCCGTGACATTCGTCAACAGGCTGTTGATGCTGTAAGGATCGTTGATGGCCGGCAGGTTGTCATACGTGCCGATGGTAACGTCAGCAGACGTCTTCAGGATGAATTTATACTGGACGCCGACCTCCAGCCAGATTTCGTCCGGTGTGCGCCCCGCCGCATCCAGAATGATCGGGTTGGCGTTGGCCACGCTGCCCGTGCTGGTCGTATACGTCGCCTTGGGTGTCGTGGTGCCCGCCGTGTAAGTGTACAGCTTGCCGCCAGCCAGCGGGTCGCCGTTGCTGTCGAAGAATTGCGCCCCTGCGCCTGCGAAAGAAGATAGGTTGTATGCAGGCATTGGCTACACCACTTGCGCTACGGTTAAGATGACGCCGGGAGAACGCGGGTACGCCGGCGAGGAGCTTGCTGCGTAGGTATTTACTTGAGCATACCCTAGCTTGGACAGTCCGTACAGTTCGAAATACTGGCCTGCGGTGAACTGGCAGAACAGGTTGACCGTCACTAGCGCCGAGCCGTTGTCCGAGCCGTGTTTTTTCAGGACAGACACATAGCTGGCCGTGTCAGCAGCGTCGGCGCCGTCTACGCGGAGCCACACAATGAAACGGTCGTCGTTAGCGGACGCATTGGTCAGTTGGATGCTGAATGTGACCGTGTACGTGCCAGTCTGGTCTATGGTTACGCGATTGGCGGCCAGAGTCATGTTACGCTCAAACTGAACCGTCCCGATCGGAATTATGGTTGGTGTGTCGGCCGTAAAAGACGGGCTGGTCGTGTCGTAGTAGGCCCCGTAGGCGACTTGCACCCATTGCGGCATGTTGGTCGCGTCGGTGCCAAGATAACAGTTGTTTCCGCCAACCGGCAGCCGCGCTAGGGAGTTGGCTGCGTCAGCGTACAGTAGGTCCCCGGCCACGTAGGTGACCTGCCCGGTGCCACCGCTGGTGGGCGGGACCGCGCCCGTGCCCAGCCCGATGAAATCGTACAGGTTGGAGAAGAACCGAAACCACTGGCGCGTCGGCACGCCGTTATTTTCGGCGATGGCGACGCGCGGCGCGGGGACCTGCGTGTCGTTAAGCATTGGTCTGCCCGAGGATCAGGTCAGCGCCCATAATGTTGATCTCGACCGGGTCGGTCCCGGATAGTTCGTACACGCGGTCGCGCAGCTTCATTGTCATGCCCAGCCGGCGGAAGAACACGCGCTGGTCGTAGCGCCCCAGCTTGCCCATCTCGGTCCAGTGTTCATTCGACCACGTGTGCCCGCCGTCGTCGGACCAGCGCAACATGATCTGCGGATCGGACCCCTGCACACTGCCGTCAAGCCCAACGCCGCTCTCAATGTCGATTTGCAGGCTGTGGTGCGCTGTGCGCTTAAGATTGTTTTGGCCGGTCGGTAGCGCACGCCAGGACCGCAGCCAGCGCTGTGGGCGGTCGTAGTCCTGATGATACTCCAGATCGTAGGCGTAAATACGCCCGTTCTGATAGTCGCCAACAAGTATCTCGTTGGCAAACGACGCTTGGCATACGCCGCGCTGCCGCGTGAACTGGCCGTTGTCAAACCCCGCGCGCTCATGCCACGCGCCCGTGGCGACGTCGTAAACCCACGTAGCGTTAGCCGAGGGGAAGTTCAGCACGTAGAATGAGTGTCCGTCCTGCTGATATGTATACGCCACGGCGTCGTCAATGTTGGCGTATCCTTGGATGCGCCACTCGACCGCATGCGTGCTAATGCGCTGGCCAGTGTAGCCGTTGGCGCGGTAGACGATGCCTTTGCCGCGCGCGTCCGCGCCCAGCCAGAACAGACCGTTGTCGAGCTTGGCGACTGAGAACGTCGCCGCGCAGCCGATTTCGTTGAACGCGCCCTGTATGCGCTGGAGCGGAAAATCTGCCGCGCCGGAATTGTACCAGACTTCGACCGAGTTGGTGCCAAACAACCAGACTTCGGAATGGTCAACGATGGACGATATGAGGCCGTCAGGGTCGCCTTCGGCGCTGGCGAAATCCAGCGGATCGACCATCGTGCCGTCATTGAGGCTGGTCACCCAGACGCGCTGGCTGTTCGGCTCTATGAAGACGAAGTACCCGTCAAGGTAGGACACGGTCAGCGCGCCGGGGAAGTCCGGGTCGGTGATCTGCTGAAATGCCAGCGTGCTGGTGTTGTAGATGAAGCTAGTGCCGTTGCAGGCAATAAACAGCTGCGTGCCGTTGTTGGCCATCGACACCGGGCCATCGTTGGCCAGTGTGCCGACAATAGTTGAATTGTACGCGGAATCGACACGGTAGAGCGAGCTGCCGGATGCGACGTAGAGGTATCCGCCAAAGGCGTTCATACCCCTGATCGGCCCGGCGCCGAGCGTCGCCCGCAGGCGCAGGCCCGGCACGCGCTGCAAGTATGCGGCTTCCTTGCCTTCCTGCAGCACTTCCGGAAATAGGTTGATCATCCGGTTGTCGGCAGCGTTGACGCTGCGGGCGACATACGCGGAGCCGAGAATGGGCGATTTCATCAGAAGTTGCCGGCAAAAATGTTGTAGCGCTGCCGAGTCGCCACGATGCTATACGGCATGGACATCACGTCCTCAGGGTTGTTGACGCGCTTCAGATTGCGCTTGCTGGTCATGGCGATACGCTGCACTTGCGGCGAAGGCTCTACGCCAAACTCCGGCGCCATCTCACAAGCCAGATTGTAGGTGAACGCACGCAAATAGCCTGGCGGAAACGCGAGCGGCGTAGCGAGACCCGCAGGCTGCGTCAGTTCTTCCACAGAAATAAAATGCCACTCCAGATCGCGAAACGGCACCGGATAGATGGACATCTCGACGTCAGGGTAGGTCGTGTTGACGAAGATCACCTGCGGATAGGTGCTGGTGACCGTCTTGACCGCAATGCCGTCGTACTGCTGCTGGTTAATGAACTTTATGCCGTAAGAGACGTTTGTGGACGGATCACGAAAATAGGTGCTGTCGTCGAAGTACACCGGCCTATTGCCGACAAAATCGCCTGTCGGCCCTAGCGTCCGGCTGCGTTGACTTGCGGGCCATGTAAACGTCTGGTCCTGCGTCGAGAATACAGACAGCTGTTCAGTGTTCCAACTGTCGATCATCTGGTTGAGCGCCGTCAGCGCGTCCTGCGACGTCGCGGCTGAAGGCGTTTCGCCTTCGGCTAACACGCCGAGGAGCCTCAAGGCTCGGTTGATCTGATCGCCCGCTGTCGCCATGCGTCGTCTCCGGGGTGAACTCTTCCCACCCGTTCTGTATGTCGTACTGAGCCTCAAGATCCAGCGTGGCGATCTTCGTGCCGTGGACCGGGTGCCGCAGATAAATTACCGCCATTTTTCACCTATGGGAAGGGCCAGGCGGCCCGTAGGCCGCCCGTCATAAGATATCAGGACACTGAAAAGTTAAGCCGGTAGACCGGGAACGTAACCGTGTTGGCCAGCGTGCCCGTAGCAGCTGCGCGGATGCGCAACCGGTCGCCTGCGGCGACGACGAGATTGGCCGCCGTGCCGTTCAGTGTCAGCGTGCGCAGCGTGTTGGCTGCGAGCGCTGCGCCGCCCGTCGCCTTGGTCGTGTTAGCGTCCGTAGCCGCCAGCATAGCCGCCGAACCCGCGCCCGCCAAACCAAGGTTGGTGACGCTGAACGTGATATAGTTGGAGTCGCTTGCCGTAAGGGCATCGACGCCAGAGAACTGCGCAGAAGTAAGCACGCCTGCCGCAGGCGCAATGACGTACACGTCACTGTTGCCTGTGGTGGTAATGGTAGCGCCTTGCTGGACGACGGCCACGCCGGTCGCAATGTTGGACAGAACCCGCGAGGTACTGTCAATGGTTGCGCCTGTGATAGTCGTGCCGCTGGTCAGGGCCGGGTCGGAGTAAGCGACGCCGACCGGTTTGGTGTCCGGCATGTGATCCACTCCAGAGTTAGTGGACGGCCCGCAGGCCGTCCGAAAGTTGGGTCAGGTTACGCGGTAGAGTGTCCAAGCAGTCGCGGACGTTTTGCGCGCGATCAGCTGGGCGCCGGTGGTAACCGGAATCGTCATCGTGAGCGAGCCTGTGACGGTCCAGCCGGTGCCTGCGGCAATAACCGCCGTGCCCGACGATGTGCCGAGGTTGACTACGCGAAACGAGAACGTCGTGCCGATGCGATCGGAGTTGACGAGTGCCGTTTCAAGATCGGTCACGGTCGGCAGCGTGTAGGTCTGCGAAGACGTAACGCCACTGTTGGTGAGGATCAGACCGTTCAAGACCTGCGCCACTGTGAGCGTAGCCGTTGCGGTGACGGACACGGGAGCCTGAATGAGGTCAATGATCGGGTCGTTAACATTGCCATCGCCGACCTGATAGCCGCCGGCGCCGTTGGGAAGTGCCATGATTTTTACTCCTGTAGAGAGGGCGGAAGCGGCGGCTTGTGAGCCGCCGTCAAATTGTGGTTAGCCCCAGAGGCGCACGGCCATCTGCGGACGGATGACGCTGTAGCCATAGAGGACGTCAATACGACACGGCAGGCGGTCGTTGTTGATGTCGTACTGGCGCACAATGCGCAGCGAGATCCCATTGTGGACCTGACGCGAGGCCATATCGACGCCCTGCGGCATGAGCAGGTCGGCGGTGGCAAACGCAATAGCGTCCTTGTGGTAGATCAGGTTCTGCGGGTACTGCGTTGAAGGCGACCCGAGGAAGGTGACCGTCTTGCCGGACTGCGGCAGCGTATCGACCGTGGCCAGCGCGTGCGAAGCCGAGTACATCGCCGCGACCGTGACCGTAGCGGTCGTGGACGCGGTGACGTCGGCCAGCGCGACGAACTGGAACAGCGAACCGGTGCTTTCGCGGGTCTGCGGGTTGACCGCGTAGCAGTCGGCCACAGTGAACACGTCGCCGGCCTTGATCACCGTCGAGCCAAGGCCGGTGATGACCAGGCTGGTCGCGCCTTCGGTCGTGACCGCAGCGTTCATGGTCAGCGTGCCCGTACGCGAGCCCGTCGTGAACTGCTTGATCGACTGGGACATGTTCAGCTCGTCGTAGCCGAGGATGCCTTCGCCAAACATGCCGTTCTTGAACTGCTTGGAGATCGCCGAAACCGGGTTAAAGAGGCCCTTCATGCCCTCGATCAGCGCGGCGTTGGCGGCCGGGTTGACGGTGGCATAGCGGGGCGACATCACAGCCGCGTTTTCGTTCAGCTTCTGCTGGGCCTGGAGAAGGACCAGTGAAGTTGCCGGCGTCGTGCCGGGCGTGCCGACCGAGTTGCCGATGAACCGGAACGAGTTGGCGACGTCGGCGTCGATGGACGCGGCGAGCTGCGAAATACGCGGCTTGAGCACGCGCTCGGCGAAATCGTCGAGCTGCATGGTGAGCTCGGCGGTCGTGAAGTTGACGCCGATGTGCTTCTGGCTGGAGACGGCGAGCGTGGTGTACTGCTCGTTGTCGTCCTGCACTTGAAGCGCTGCGCCGTCCGTAACCAGTGCGCGGTCGGGCAAACGGATACGGAGAGTGGAGCCAATCTTGGCGCCTTCGACCGCAAAGCTGTCGTCGTACTGACGGTTCACGGTGCGGGTGATGACGAGGTTGTTCTCCAGAATTTCCAGAGCCTTCCTCGTGATCATGTCGATAGTAAGAATCGAGTTAGACATTGCTCAAGTACCCTATCTACGTTGAGCCTCCAACTTCCTGATCTGGCGCTGACGCTCGGCTTCAATCCATTCCGACGTGCCCATGGTTTTCAGCGAGCGGGGGTCGGTGGTGTCGTAAGCAGGAGATCCTGCCGTGCGAGCCGCAACCGGAGCTATGGGAGCCGGGGCGGTTGAGGTTTTCTTGACCGGCGGATTGGCGGCCAACTTGGCCTCAATCTTACCGATCTCTCGCGCTTGCAGGATAGGCGGCAGGTTGGCGATACGTCCGGCCTCCTTCGGGTTGGACCCTAGCCAATAGATGACATCAGGACCAATCTCGGACGCCTGAATTGTCTGCGCCATCACGTCAGTTACCGGAAGATTCGGGTTGTAGGCGACCTGTTCAAAGTCGTCGTACTTGCCCCGTGCATCCTCTTCGCGTTCGTGATAGGCCGACAAAAACTCAGACTGTTGCCGTGCAGCATCCCGTTGAGCCAAGAGCTCTTGAGCCTTTCGTTCCGCCAATGCTTCGGCGTATGCCTGTGCATTTTCGAAATCGTTAGGCTCGACGGGCGGCAGCGCTGCGCTTGCGCGGGAGGCACTTTGCTGCTGGGCAATTCGCTGGGCTTGCTCGCGTTCCCATTTCCGCTGTTCTCTGGCAAGGCGCTTGCCGACGATGGCGTCCAATTCTTCTTGCGTGAAGGTCTTGGAGGCTTCGGTCGTTTGTCCTTCCGGCTTAGTTTCTTCAGGTGCAGGCGCTGCCGTAGGAGCCTGGTCTGGCGCGGGCGTACCCGCTAGGGTATTCAGAGCTTCATCGCTCATGGTGCTTCCTTTCGGACCCGGTGAACCTCGCCGGTACGGTTAGAGGATAATTGACCATAGTTTAGGACTTTGGTCAATGCTACGGCGCAGGCTGTTCCGCGTTCAATGACCAGCCTCTTTCGCCCGTTTCCTTGTCTATCAGGGAGCCGTCATCGGCTACACGATAGGTCGGCATGAATCACCCGATTTGCGTAATGCCCACGGGGTAAGGCTCCTCGCTGGCGCTAGACCAGAAGATTTCCACGCCGGGCGGGACAGGAGGCATTGGCGCTCCACCGTTCCAGCGGAGTACGCAGTAGTAAAACCCGTCGCTGACCATTTCAGGCTGCTCGCCCATTGGACCTTGGATGGTTTTGCCGGACGGAAGGAAACGCGGCCCGTGATCCAGCATGAACCATTCTGTCCCGTCCGGCAGCAGCCCTTGCGTGCGGATATTGCCTTCCGCGTCCGTGATGCCGACAGCTTGGTAGCCCGCGTACATCGTGGCTTGGTCTGCGGCCGATAAAATAAAGTCGGTCATGTGGTCAGGCTCTGGAGTGTCGCGTTGGGGAGGCGGGTGTTGTAGTAGGTTAAGGACGCCAGCCAGCCATTGAGTGACCAACTACCAACAATCGCTAAACCAAGTGAAAGCCGGTTGAGATCAGATGGAACTGTACCCGCCGGATCAAGAACGGGTGACGTGCCATCGACACAGCCAGCAAAATCGTTGGCTTTGTAGCCGTAGGCCACATCTTGAGGAACGCCGCTAACGGATGTAGTCAGTTGCGTTAGGCCTTGTTGCGTTGTGTTTACGGTTTCGCAAACGGTAAACAGCGAGTATGAATAGAAATTATGGTAGTTACTTCCACCAGCGTTGGCTGCTTGCAGGATAATGCTGGTTCCGCTAACCCTTGTGTAGTTAATGACAAACGTCCCTTCGCTCTGGCTATACCAGCTAGAGAAGTTCGTCCCTGTCATCGAAACGCTATCCGCACTCCGCGCAACGGATGAAGCGCCTGTCGGGATATACGAGGTCGCGAAGGCTCCGGCTTCGTATTGAGCACCAAACAAATAGAAAAACTCAGCGCCAGTTTGAGAAACCCCTCCCCCCGTTGGCGTTGAACCTGTTCCAATAGTCCAGACCATGTTGTAAGCGGAGGTAGCGTTAGCGGTCCATGTCATCGTGACACGAAGCCAACCGTTCCCGATTGGCGTAATCGCATACGAAGAAATAGCGTTTGCGGCATCAAGTTTATTGCCGACAACGCCATTTAGTAAGTCAAAAGCGGCCCAACTTGCGTCGGGATTTCCAACTCTGACCCACAACCATTGAGCGTTTCCATATTTTACAAAACAGCTTTGCGTGTAAACGACAGTGTTTGTCGTCGTGAGTGTACCAGACCCGAACAGATTGAAGAGATTGCTTCCTGCGGTGGCCTGAACTCTCGTTCCACTGCTTGTCCCATCAGGACCAATGATTGATCCAGCGGTAACCGTTGATGCTGCCTTGGTCCAAGCGGCGTTCGCAAAATCTTGCGAATACGTGAACAAATTCGTCCGCGCTTCCTCGATCAGCAAGCCGCGCGCGACGAGCGTGGCCGGGTTGTAGTCAAAGCGGGGGCCGTAGTAGGCAGAGGATGTGGTGGTTACCCGGTCTTGCGTGCGGGGCGCTGTCTCGTAAGTAACGCGGGACAGCGTCGCGTTGTGCAGCGTGAACGAAGTTGCCGTGTTACTCGGATTTGAAATAACGCGAGGGTTGGGAGAACCGGTATTGAATGTGATGCGCGCATAAAACCAAGTAGGAGTTGCCGACAAGGCGCATACTTGTGACCCAGTAAAACCATTGGCATCAAGGGTAATCGTACCTGACCCCGAAAGCTGCACGGCCCAGATATAGGCGTCCCCGCCCAAAGGTGTCGAGGGCATGTTGACGTAGACATGCTGGAACGCCCCCGGCGCTCCAGTTATTGTCACGTCATTGCCTAAAACCGTTGTAGATACTTTCCCCCACGCAGCGTTGCTGGGCGTGTCGCTGTATGTGATGAGATTATTGGGGCAGAACGTCAGCTTCCCCGTGCTGTCGTACATCGTGGCCAGCGAAGGCCTTGAATAAGTGATACGCGAGTCGAGCGTTGTTGCGCCAGCAAAAACCAAATTCAACGCGGGTGGCACTGACAGCCTATTAAAATACAAACCGGAGCCTTGGCTAAAGCCTTGCCCAACTGACAGTTTACTGCCAGTTGAAAACCTGTTGCCTATCGACACTCCAGCCATTTAGATCGGCCCATTGCTCGATTGTAGGAACACGCTCGAAACAGAACCCGTGCTGACGGCTGTCAGAATTACACGGGCAAACTTTGGCGCAAACAGGAAGTTGCTCTGCTGCGTCGAAGTCGCCGCCACAACATTGGCGTCAGAGCTGTTTATCCAGCTCATCAGGGATGTCGGTGTCTGTGCAATCGTGTCGTTGGGATCATCAAGACTGGTCTGGACAGTGTACGTGACAGAACCAGTCACATCACACTGAACAGAAATGTTCGAAGGAGCAAAGTCATCAAAACGTGCCCACGGAGACGAAGCCGTTGCCGTCATGCCAACCGTGATCGCGCCAACCGCATTGCCGGAGATCGTGACGCTCGTGACCGTCCTGAAGTAAGAATTGGTCGTGACAGTAGTCGTATTCGGACCAGTGATTGATTCAGAAAAAACCGAACCATTGGCATCCGTACCAGTGACAATGAACGTATTGACGCTATCATTTGCCGCTGACGTGATCGTAACCTGACGGGCAGTCGAACCCGTGAACGATGCAGACGAGAACGATCCAACCTGCACAGAGCCAGCATTGCCACTGACATATACGCTGGTCACCGCGATGAACTTTCCGCTCGTGACCTTCGCCTTGATGTTGCCGCCCGTAATTGTTTCAGAATACGGATTGCCACCTTCTGCATATCCGCTGATCTTGAACGTGAAGGCCGTATCGTTGGCGGCGCTAGTCACGTAAATATAAGACGGAGTTGTCAGGCCGACAAAACCGGCGCTCACCAGCGTCAAATCGCCAGCCGCAGCAGGATCTTGAGCCGTAGCGATATTGTTGATCGAGAAGACCGCGCCAGCGCCATTTAGTACAAGCTGCCCCGCGTCGGGAGTCTGAGAAGCGCAAATCTGCGTTGTTACTGCGGCGGTCACAGGACCGACTGATACTGTTCTCGCCTGCATATCACTTATCCTTCTTTCCTGCGCGCATCGCAGTCACATTGTCTACCAGATTTGGCCACGGCCTTCCAGCGGCGCGGGCGCGAGCCTTGGCGCTCTTAACTTGCTGGCGGCTCATGTTGCGCTCCTTTGCATCTTTCGGAGCGTCTTTCTCCCAGAACGGTTTCTCTGCCATGTCAGCAGTCCCACTTCCGAAGCGCCTTGTTGATGCGGCTTTCTGGGTCGGCGGCTTTTGCGGAGCCGGTCAGTTTGCGCTTCATGCCTGTCATTCTAGCGCAAAAACTATCTTTTCGCGAGCCGCCTTCGGGCTGCGGTCGCTTCAAATTCATACCCTGAGCCTTGGCCGATCTGCGGCCAGCCTCATTTAACCCACCTTCAGGGTTTTTGCCTTCAGCCCTCTGCCACGCAGGAGTTTTTGCCATCGCAGCCTCCATTGCAATGCGGGGAGCCGAAGCCCCCCGCTGCTCATAATTACCAAACCCCGCAGGTGGGAGGGAAGGGCCTAGTAATTAGAGGCAGGCCCACGCGGCGATACCTTTGCCGCAGAGGACATAAGGCCACCGCCGCTGGCGCGGGCCTTGCGGCCCATCGACGCTTCAGACATGACCTTCTTTTCAGCCTTTCCGCCTTTCTTAAAGGCCGGAGACTGAGACTTCATATCGGCTTCCTTGATTGTAGAAGCCTTACCCTTGTATGCACCCATGACAGCCTCCTATTAGGCGTTTTCAGCTTGGATGTAACGAACGACAATGTCCCCGACACCCGCGCCAGTATTCGTTGAAAGCACGTAGATGAGAACGTCAGTGTTGCCGACATTTGACCACAAGCCAGTCTTCGTGGCGTCTGTGCCGGGCGTCAGCGCCGTGATGCCAATTGCGCTGAGAGATGTCGCAGCGACAAGCTCAGTTGCCGTGGCCGACGTGCCAACACTAAGGTTCGACGACGCACCGCTCCATCCAACAGTATTCACAGCCTGAATATTGACGATGTGGCTTTTTGCGGGGATACAGATGCCTGTTGCCGTGGCAGTCGTAGTGCCAGCCTGCGTGATGGACGCAGTCTGCGCCATAACGACAAAACCGACATTCCTTACGGAACCCGCAGTCGTGCCAGTCGTATTGAGAACGTCACCAGCCTTAATCGGGCCGGTCCATGTTGAAACACCCATGAGGGTCTCCTGCACGATATGATCGCGTTGTCTGTGCAGCGTCCGCTAGGCCGGTCAACGCGATCTATGCACCTAGAAGAAGGGCGAGGACTTGCCTCGCCCCACGATCATCAGGTCGGGAACGATCCGAAGATCGAACGCCAGTTGTAGTAGCCGAACGAGTAGCGCTCGTAGCCCTTGACAAGGAGATTGTCAGTCACGAAATCGACCTGCATGTCGGATTCGAACTTCACTCGCTCCATGTAGGCGAGACCATCGATGTTCGTCAGGAGGAACCAGTTGTTGGCATCCGTCAGGTAATCGTTGACAATGTAGCCCTCGGAGAGGCCACCCGCCGTCATCATGATCGCGTTGACGTCGTTGTCCGACGTGCCCGGACGAAGCTCAGACTTCGTAAGGCGGATCGCAACAGGCTCAAGCTGCGGCGGGATCACCAGACGACGACCACGCGCGAAGATCTTGAGGCCGGCCTGATCTTTGAAGTTCGTGCGGATCGAGATCATCGCGTTGAGAAGCGTCGATTCGTTCAGCTCGACATCCGTCGTCGGCTTGTTCGCGACCGTGCCACCATCAATTGGATGATCGGTGGCGCAGAGCGCCTTGCCGTCACCGCCGATGTTGGCGTTGTAGGTCGTGGCCGTGTTCAAGACGTTTGCAGCGTAGATTTCCTTGGTCTGCGAGAAAGACTCGATCAGGCCAAGGTTCGACGGCGCGAACTGGGTCTTGTAGAGGTTGTCGTCGATGGCCTTGCGCGTGATGGCGTAACCAAGGCCAATTTCATTGTGCTCT